TGATGCTACTATTGAACGCCATATATCCGATGAAAAGAAAGGCTGGGTTGTTTTAGGATTAGAGACTTCTAAACACAGGCTTCAAATATATGTTACAAAAACAGGAAAAGTTAGAATACACGATGAATATGGAAAAGAATGGCTTCCTTCAAATGGTGGCTAAGTGCTGTTATAGGCTGTTAATTTTTAATCACATAAACAATAAAACAATGAACACAAAAAAGTATTTAGAAGAACTATTGGAAGGGTCAGGACACCTAAACCCATTCCGAATGAAAACAAATGATAAATCTCCAGATTATGGAGGTTACATCAAAATTGATGACAAAATCTATCGAGTTTCTGCTTGGGTAAAAAACAAAGGCGGTAAAAAAAGTATATCGTTAAAAGCAGTAGAGGCAGATTCGGAAGGGTCTATTAATAGCCTATAACGTTTTATTTACAGTTAAAAGGGACGCTGGGAAGCCTCCCTTTTGTTTTTTAGCTTTTTATATATATCTGAAAATTAAATACTTAGCTAAAATATGAGTAATTTCGCTGAATTTGATGTAAATTTGTTAAAGTTTAATATTAAAGCATATGAAGATTTATATTTCAATTAAGGTAACAGAGCGTCAGAATGATGAAATTATAACAAAATTCATGAACGCAAAAAATTTACTTGAAAGTCTCAATTTTGAAGTGATAAATACACTTAATGATTATTCCAATAATAATCATACATTAGACACACATTTATTGAAAAATTTAAATCTATTATTATCATCTGAAGCAGTTTATATATGTGATGATTCTATTGATTCAATTGAAACAAGCATTGAATTTGAAATCGCCTTAATTACAGGTAAAATAATTTATTTTGAGTCAAAATTCATCGATATGGATAGCATTAAAAATAAATACAAACTCTATAAAATAAAAAAGGCAATTGAATCAGCAACTGGGCTAAAATTTAATGAATATATTATTAAAGATCGGCATAGAAACCTATTTTATGCAAAGATGCTATTTGCTCATCATTGTTTTGAAAACGGAATAAAATCTAGAGATATAGCTAATTATATAAATAGAGATTATTCAACAATAACATATTTGATAAGAAAATATAATGACGAAATTAAGTACAATCGTGAATTCAAAGATATTGCTCAATGTGTTGAAAATATTATAAAACAAGATAACATATGTGATAAAATATAATTAACCATGATCGAGATTAATAAAATTTACAATGAGTCTTGTTTAGATACTATTGTTAAAATGCCTGACAATTTTTTAGATTGCGTAATAACAAGTCCGCCTTATTGGCAACTTCGTGACTACGGCTATGACGGCCAATGTGGTTTAGAGCCAACTTATCAAGAATATTTAGGGCATCTTTGGTCATTGATGGATGCTATTTATCCCAAACTAAAAAAGACAGGTACTGTATGGATAAATTTGGGCGATACTTACTCAACTCGAAGCGGTATAAATATAGCCTTGTCAAAGGGTGTAGATGTAAATAGTTATGGTTCAATTATAAATAATAGAGCAAGAAATAGAATTTTATCTAACAAAACAAAAAGAGATGAGATATGTATGTAGGTCAATGCTAATTACACTGTTAATATCCATTCCATTTAAAAGCTTTTATAGTGAAGGCTATATTGCAAAACAACCTAATTTAAACAATGAATTTGAGCGCAGGATTGATGAGCTAAATGATAAGCATAAGGAGTTAATATTAAACTCTATAATATATATAGAATCAAGAGGTGATCATAATGCTTACAATCAAAAGGAGAATGCGGTTGGTATTTTACAAATAAGACCGATAATGCTTAAACAAGCAAACAAAATTATGGGATTTGAGAAATTTTTATTATATGATAGATGGGACAAAGAAAAATCAATAGAGATATTTTGGACCATTCAAGATCATTTTAATCCGGAGTTATCTTTAGAACAAGCATGTCATATATGGAATGCAGGTATATTTAATAAGAGTAGATGGGAAATTACAGAAAATTATAGAAATAAAGCACTGATAATATATAATAATCTTTCACTTAAATAAGAAATTAGTCATAGAAATTAAAGTTATAAATGAATGGATTACGATATAATAATTGCCATTGATCCGGATATTGAAAAATCAGGTGTTGCCGAATTAAATCCTAAGACAAGGGCTTTAGAAGTTGCAAATTTAAGTTTTCCTAAACTACTTGATTATTTGCAATTTATGAAGAAATACTCAGGATCAAATCATACATCTTTAGTCGTAATTGTTGAAGCAGGATGGTTAAATAAATCGAATTGGCATTTAAGAAGTAGAGACAATCTTAGAGCTGCTAGCGCGAAAGGTAAAGCTACTGGCCGTAATTTTGAAACAGGACGAAAAATAATAGAGATGTGTAACCATTATGGTATACCAGTAATTGAGCAAAAACCTTTAAATAAAATTTGGAAAGGGAAGGATAGAAAAATAACTCACGATGAACTTGCTTCATTTACAGGAATAACCTGTAGAACTAATCAGGATGGCCGAGATGCTGCACTATTGGCATGGGTATTTGCAAATTTACCTATAAATATTAATAAATAGCAGATAATGTTTTGTAAAATGTTAATAACTTTATATTAAAAAATAATTAATATTGGATATAATATTTATTTTTGTATATTATGAAAAAAATTACTGAAATCAATATAGGACAACTTGTTCCGGATGATAAGAACTTTAATAAAGGAACTGAATACGGGCAACATCTAATTGAAGAATCGTTACGTAGATTTGGGGCTGGGCGTTCAATCCTAATTGACAGAAATAACAGGGTAATAGCTGGTAATAAAATAATTGAAAATGCCGCTGCTATTGGACTTGATAATGTAATTATAATCGAAACTGATGGAACTAAAATAGTAGCAGTAAAACGAAATGACATTGATTTAGATACTGCAACAGGTAGGGAGTTGGCATTAGCAGATAACGCTACAAGCAGGGCTAACCTGTCTTGGGATCTTGATATTTTAACTGAACAGACTGAGCTATTTGCCATTGAGCCAATAGAGTGGGGAGTATTAATAGCAGAACCTGAACCAGAAAAAATAGAAGATTTAAAAATTGATACAAAATTGGTTGTTGAGAGTGATGATATAACAATATTGACACTGCTATTTGATGAATTACAAAGTAGAGGATTTAAGTGTAAATTAACAAAATAATGCATAATTTGCATAAAATCAATATAAAAAGGGGGAAAAATTATGGCAAAATACAGTAAAAGGATAGTTAAAAAAATTGTCGAACTCATGAAGTCCGATACATATACAATTGCAGAAATATGTAATATTGTTAATATCTCTCAGCGAACATATTATGATTGGCAAGCTGAAAATAAAGAATTTGCTCAAGCCATTGAACAGGCAAAGGATGAACGGATGCAATATTTTGTTTCTGAAGCTAAGAAGTCATTATTAAAGAAAATTCAGGGCTATACAGTTGACGAAACAAAAATTGTAACAATTCCAAGTCGTGAAAAGGATGAAAACGGACGACCAAAGCCACAAATAAAGGAGCAGACGACAACAAAGAAACATATTGCTCCGGATACAGCGGCGGTGATATTCACATTAACAAATGGAGAACCTGAAACATGGCGTAACAGGCAATTTAATGAAGTAACAGGCAAAGATGGGGATGATTTATTTAAACATCTATCAGATGATGAATTAGAAAAGAAGATTGCTGAATTAGAAAGGAAATTAGGTAAATGACAACTTTATTAAAGAAGCGTACATTGCAAAAGGAGCGTGAAGAATATGCCTTGTTATTGTATGAACGATTAATGCGTGAAAGTCGTGCTGATCTTTTGCATTTTACGCTTTCCACAATGCCAACATTCGAACCAGCTAATTTTCATAAACATTATTATGAAAAATTGACAAAGTTTGCATATGGAGAGATTAAAAAACTTATGGTTTTAATGCCGCCCCAACATGGTAAATCAGAGGGTTCTACAAGACGTTTGCCGGCGTTTATTTTGGGTAGAAATCCTAATACAAAGATTGCAATTGTTTCATATAATGCCCCTAAAGCACGAAAATTTAATAGAGAAATACAACGTATCATTGATACGGAAGAATATCACAAAATATTCCCTGAAACACGTTTGAATTCATCAAATGTGATAACACTTTCAGGAGCTTGGTTACGTAATGCTGATGAATGTGAAATTGTTGGATACCGTGGCGGATTTAAAACTGTTGGAGTTGGTGGAGCTTTAACAGGTGAGTCGGTTGATGTGCTAATAATGGACGATATTTACAAGAGTGCTCAAATCGCATGGTCACCAATCGTGCGTGAATCTATCTCGGATTGGTACGACACGGTGGCGGAAACACGTTTGCACAATAAATCACAGCAACTTATTGTATTCACTAGATGGCATGAGGATGACCTGGCTGGTAGATTATTGAAACAGCAAGGGGAATACGATTCAATAACCAACCCGAACGGGTGGGTTGTCGTGATATATAGAGCAATAAAAGAGGGCGCATCAACTGAATATGACCAGAGAAACGAAGGTGAAGCACTTTGGGAAGAAAGGCATTCACTTGAAAAATTGGTTTCAATACGCGCAAGGAATCCACACGTGTTCGAATCTTTATATCAACAAAACCCAAAGCCAATAGAAGGGCTTATGTACGAACAAGGATTCACTGAATATGCAATCAAGCCAGCAACACAATATTGTATCCGAAAGGCGTATGTCGACACGGCTGATACAGGAGCTGATTATTTGTGTGCTATCATATATGATGAAACGGAAATCGGGAATTACATTGTGGATGTAATGTATACACAACGCCCGATGGAATATACCGAACCGGCACTTGCCAGAATGCTTACAAGGCACATGGTGCAAGAATGCATCGTTGAATCCAACAATGGAGGACGTGGATTTGCCCGTGCTGTTGAAAAGCAATGCCGCTTGATGGAAAACATGAAAACAAAATTCAAATGGTTCCATCAAACTGATAATAAGGATGTTCGTATTTATTCAAATTCAGCGGCCGTTCAGAACCTTACATTCATGCCGCAAGGATGGACGAAGCTATTTCCAGAATTTGCGACTGCTATAAATGGTTATTTGAAGATAGGGAAGAATCAATATGATGATGCACCTGACGCGCTTACTGGTACAGTCGAAAAAAGAAATAAACGGGTTAAACAAGACATTGCTGGGCTATTTGGATATTAGAATTTATGAACATAATACAATAACTTATGACAATTGAAGAAATTTTTAAGAAGGAAACGTCAAATGATATAATTTTAGAACTTAAATCTGGACGTTATATTCCTCAACCGGATGTTGAAGCTGCAAACAAAGCGCTTGATCCTGAACTGCATAATATAAATGATCAGCTTTTACGCCCTGATAAGCGAGTAAAAGTTGATGCCGAAGATAACAATATACAAAAAGTAGTTGATACAAACGGCGATTCTACAAACTATAAAATAGAGAAAGTGGCGAGAATCAAATTGGCCCTTCAAAAATTGATAATTGACAGGGCGGTTTCATTTTTGTTTGGCAATCAAGTGTCGTATAATGCGAGTATGGATAATGTAAATCAAGAAATAATTGCGAAGGCATTGAACCATATATTGCACGATGTCAAAAGCAATTCATTAAATCGAAAAGTTGCTCGTTTAATTTTTAGTTATAAAGAATGTGCAGAATTATGGTACCCTATTAAAAAACAAACCACAAACTATGGATTTAAATCACAATTTAAGTTGAAGTGTGCTGTATTTTCACCAGGCCTTGGGGATGATTTATATCCATATTGGGACGAAACTGGCGACATGATAGCTTTTTCCCGTGAATTTACCAAAGAAGATAATAAAAAAACAAAATACAAGTATTTTGAAACATATACAGACACGGAGCATTGGTTGTGGCTATATGGAGTTAATGGATATGAAGTAGTTGAAGGTTATCCTAAACCAGTTTCAATTGGGAAAATTCCTGTAGTTTATGGATATCAAAATAAATTTGAAACTGAAGACGTAAACTCATTAGTGGATAGGTTAGAAACGCTGCTTTCAAATTTTGCCGATACAAATGATTATCATGCGAGTCCGAAAATCTTTGTAACAGGGCAGATAAACGGATGGTCTAAAAAAGGAGAAAGTGGTGCCGTTATCGAAGGTGAAGAAGGATCAACAATGCAATATGTATCATGGCAGAACGCCCCTGAATCCGTTAAATTAGAAATTGAAACGCTTTTAAAGATGATTTATACCATTACTCAAACACCCGATATTAGTTTTGAAAGCGTGAAAGGACTTGGAGTAATATCTGGAATTGCCTTGAAATTGCTTTTTATGGATGCTCATTTAAAAGTTCAGACTAAAAGAGAAATATTCGATGAATATTTACAAAGGCGTGTAAATGTAATTAAAGCCTATATCGGTAAATTTAATACAACCCTTGAAAAAGAATGTGAAAATATAGAAATTGAACCAGAAATTACTCCATACATGCCAGTGAACGAAATAGAAGCCATAAACATGTGGTTGGCTGCTAATGGGAATAAGCCGCTTGTTTCACAGAAAGCAAGTGTAAAAGGTGCAAATCTTACACAAGACCCCGATAAAGATTATGAACAAATACAAGAAGAGGCAAGTAAAGAAAAATCATTTGTAATTGGTGAACCTGTGATTGAAGCATAATTATGTCTATATTAAAGAAAATAAATAAAACACAATTTAGTTGCAGAGATTGCAAAAATTCTTATGATTACCAAGGAATAAATTGGAATGGTGATGCATTTATGTGTAGATGTAAATTCACTAAGTTTCTTAAATTTTTGAATGATAATCAATGTGATTACTTCGAATTGAGATAATGGCAAAAAAAAAAGGAAAGGTAAAAGTATTTTCAGTTCAAGGTTTTGATTTGCAGCATTATAAATCAACTGAGCAATATGCTGCTGCTGTGGATAAATTATTCATGCAAATCACTCAACAAATTGCAAATGAGACTTGTAATATAAATTATAATGATGATAAACCTTTCTCTTTTGATGATTATCCTATTCTAAAAAAAGAGATTCAGAAGCAACTTATAAAATTAACAAATAACATTACAACAGTTATAACAGAAGGTTCAAGAAGAGAGTGGTTATTTGCTAATAAAAAGAGTGACGAATTTATTGAATCAATAATGGATACATCTAAGTTGAGCAAAGCACAACTATCAAAAATGCAAGATCGAAACTTAGATGCTCTTAAAACATTTCAAAAACGTAAAATTGATGGGATGAATTTATCACAACGTGTTTGGAAATATTCGAGTCAATATAAAGATCAAATAGAAGTTGCATTAGATGTTGGCCTTAGTAAAGGGTTAAGTGCGCAAGAATTATCGAAAGATTTACGTAAGTATTTACAAGATCCCGATCGTTTATTCCGCCGTGTTCGTGATAAATATGGTAATTTACAACTATCAAGGGCTGCAGAAGCATTCCATCCCGGCAAAGGGGTCTATAGGTCAAGTTTTAAAAATGCAATGCGTTTAGCACGTTCTGAGATTAATATGGCTTATCGTGAAGCAGATTGGATCCGATGGCAACAAATGGATTTTATTATAGGATTCAAAATACATCGGTCTACCCATGAACCACTTTGTAAATGTGATTTATGTGAAAAGTTTGTCGGAGAGTATCCAAAAACTTTTAAATTTGTTGGTTGGCATCCTCAATGTATGTGTTATATGACACCTATTATGATGCCACAAGAAGATTTTGACAAAAATGAATTGGAAGATTTTAAAAGTGCTCTTTACGGACCAAAATACAAAAAACTCATCAAAAAAAATAAAGAAATAGATCTTCCTCAAGGATTTAAAGATTGGGTTTCTGAAAATAAAAACAAACAACCGAAATGGGCATCCACTCCTTATTTTATTAAAGATAACTTCGTGAACGGAAGCTTAAAAGAAGGATTAAAATATAACACATTTATAAAATCAGCTAAACCAATAAAAACAGAACAACAAAAAGCGGATATTCAAGCACGTTGGGATAAAAGAAAGGAATTACAACGCATTCAGGATGAATTTAATCAAATAAAAGATGAATTATCACAATGGGTAGGTGTGCATAAAATATATGAAGCTATTCATGTAGGTAATTATACACTTGCTAAGAATCTTATAGAATCAGCAAAGGCAGAAATGTATAAATTAAAGGCTGAATACAATGTGGATATATCTGAAATGCGTAATTTAATCTCAGAAGCGAATAGGCTTGGTATTGATTCTTCACAAATGAAAGCCGTGTTAGAAAATGCTCAATCAAATAAATTATATTGGATAGCTAATAAACCATTATTTAGACAGGCAATACAGGATTTGAAATATAGAATTACAAATCCGATAATACAAGAAAACCTCCATGAAGTCATCAAGAAATTAGATGAAGCAAAAGTTAAATATCTTGAGGTAAAAAAACTTACAACAAAATTAACAGAAACTGAAATAATAGAACGTATTGCTGGTGGTGATATGACGAAAGGGTCTTGTTCATCAGTAGCATTTGCTTACATAGGTAATAAATGTGGATTTGATGTTTCTGATTTTAGAGGAGGAAGCAGCAGATTATATTTTAGCCGTTTCTCAATAATTAGCGATATCGCAACAAAGGTAGGTGGTACTGTAGTGGAACACACAAGTGATTTTGTTAAAGCAGATATGTTGCTTAAACAAGTTAAGGTAGGCAAAGAATATTATTTTACATGTGGCAAACATGCCGCCATTGTTAGAAAGACGGAATCAGGAGTATATGAATATTTAGAGTTACAATCACCCAAAAGCAATGGATTTAAAGAACTTAATAGTAGAGTATTATGGAAGCGATTTGGTGCACAGCACTACCATAGTGTGTATGGTTTACAATTTAATACTAAAGATTGTATTATTGATATTGACTTATTGAAAAAAGATGCCACTTTCCGTAAGCTACTTGGCTACATAAATACACAAGCAGACAAGCAGCGAAAGGGGGAGAAGGGTTCAATTAAATAATTGTCACCTTCTATCTTTGAAAAATTCTACCCAATAAGGGTTTTCTTTGTCAAAAATAATTTTTTCTTGTGTAGTCAATTTATGCGGATAATCAGCAAAAAGATTATAAATTTTCTTCTTGTCAAAAGTGAATAAAAATTCACCCCTTACATCTGGATTATCAACCCAAAATATAATGTCCGTGTCTTTGTTTTTATAGAACTCTAATCGTTGTTTTGGCATATCATTCTTATTTATGTAATTGTATCTATTTATTCAATTATTTTTAATATCTTTTTTAATGCATAAACGGCATTTTCAGTGTTCTGCCTTTGCCAAACACTTAAGCGTGGTGACCATCTAAATCCATTCCTTTTAAGCGAGTCTATCATCTCACGACTTGGTTTTTTATAAAAAGATATTTGTAAGCGATTTTCAGCCCAGTTTTGAATAACTGTTCCGCCTCGAAATTGTATTTCGCTATTTTCGCGATTTTTATTATCGGTATTACGTTCCTTGTTTGCTTGTGCAACTTCGAGTAGATTGAAAAATTTGTGCCTTTCTGTTATCACGACACTCATTGTTTCGTTGAAATGTCGAATGCAGTTGATTGCCTTTTCTACCATCTCGACATCACCTCGTTTTGCATACGTTTCTACCTTGTTGTAAATAGAAGAAACAAATAAAGCCTTATTGTAACCAATTTCGTTACCAGTATTTAAGCCGTGTATAATAGAGGCGGATTCAATTATTTCATTCTCCAAACGCTCCCATTCTTCATCCCGCTTTTGTTCAGCTGTTTTGCTTCCAGCAATTTTACGGGCAATTGCTTTTAAGGCTTTATTCCTCCATTCAATAAATTGTTCATATTTGGCATGTTCTCTATTGTTAGCCTTTTCTGCTTTGCTTACATTAAAATTTGAACCGCCTGCAATTGCTGAACTTGCACAATTTGAATGTGCCAATAGCCATTCGGAGAAATATTTTTTATAATTTTTAATATATCTTTCTGTTTCCGATTCATGCATATTTTGTATGTCCCTGTTTAATTGATTTTCGTGTTCTTTCAGAGTTCTTTCGGCAATTTTTTCAGGATCAAATGATGTCCAATAAAAAGCCCTATAAGCAAGCTCTTTGAATTCTTGTAGTGTTACTTTTTCCATTATTAATTATTTATTAGGATTTAGTTTATTTATAATTTACTTCTTGATTGACACCAATACAGGTATCATTTTCATCGAACAAGAGCGTTATACTATAGTTCGCCTTTGTCCATGTGTATAAAATGCCCAGTTTATCAGTACTTGCGATCTTACAAGCTGACATAGATGACGGTTCACCTGCTTTATCCTTTATTTCAGATAAAGATTTACCTGCAAGACTACCCATGCCAATAAAGGTTTGCTGAAGTATATTACCTTGCGCCTGCTTTAATCCGGCAACAAAATAACCTAAAAATGCACCTATACTAAGACCTAATATAATGCCGATGGTACTAAATCCAGTTACTAAACCAGAAATACCAAAACCAACTAGTGCAAAAGAAATAGCCATTGAATGTTTTTTCATGGTTTTATTTATTTAAAAATTTTGCCTACTCTTTTAAGGATTTTCGGCTTCCTCCTTTTCCTCCTTTTTTAAAAAGTTAATGAAAAGGATTAAACGGCCACGTATTTGGATCTTCAGATTGTTTTGCTGCCTTCTCTTTGTCTTCTTGTATTTTCTTTTTTAAGAAGGCTTCACGCTCTTTTTGTTTTTGAGTATAATATTCAGATACGCTTTTATTGCCGATATCTGAAATTATTTGAAGGATTTTATCTGCCGTTAATTCACTAACTTTTTTGTTTAACAAATATTCTATGTTCATAATTTAAATGGTTTTAATTGTTAATATTTAATCAGATATTTCATTATCATAATGTATATTATCTCCGCTAATTTTTGCATTACCAAAAATTTTTGCACATTCAACCACCCAAGCGCCTCCAAATACTTGAGCGTTATCGTATACTTTACTCCCATCTTTTACGTGAGCTTTGCCATAAACTTTAGCGTGTCCGAAAACATTTGCTTTCCCTAAAACTTTAGCAAAATCAAATATTTCAGCATCGCCATAAAAATGCCATCATAGCCGCATTTCTGAGCTAAATGATAGTTTCTTTTTTCTACCATATAGCCGAAACCGCTATCGATTAAATCTGAAGGTTTTGCAGCGTTGAAAGCTTCTTCGAATTCAGCACGCTTTCTCTCAGCTATGAGAATCTGCTTTTCAACTTCTTCGTATTCTTTATCAAGCTGCTCATTTTCTTCATTAATGCTCTGAATTATATCATGAATTGTTGTTTGATATAACTCATACAAAAGCCCGCTTTCCTCACCTATATATTTTTCAGTTTCGCCGATATAGAGCGAAAAATCAGAGCTTTTGTTTTCAAAAAAGCTCTTAGGGATGTACATCAAATGATTGATGCCATAAGCGCTTATATATCCGCTTCCTCTGCCGTTTCTGTAAGCGAATACGATTTCATTTTCATTGTTTGAAATCTCAGTGCTTTTCTGCAGATAATAGCTTTTATAGATACCTGCTTTTCTGTTTTCAATTGCATTCATCAACGTTTCTTGTGTTTTCATGATTTATAGTTTTAGGTGTTAGTTAAATTGTGCTACAAATGTAGCACATGTATGTTAAGTTATTGTTAAGTTAATGTTAAGTTATTGTTAAGTTTTTTAACTTATAAAATGTGAATAACTAAGATATAAATTATTGGTTGAAATAAGTAATTCTATTTAAAGTTTTTTAACTTTGCCATTAGTTTTAACATTAATATTTATTTTAATGAAAGAAAAAATTATCGCATTACTGCAAACGAAATTCGCAGGCGTGCGCAAAGATGGGTTAAACCACCTGGCACGCTCTCTTGCGTTACAGGCAACTACAGAAGATGAAGCGAAAATCCTTGTCGAAAAATTAACAAAAGAACAAGTTGATAATTTTGTCAAGGAATATCGTGCAGAAGTGGACAAAGAGGTTTCTGAAAGCAATAAAACCTTCGAAACTAACTTAAAAAAGAAGTTTGATCTTGTCGAGAAAAAACCACAAGATAATTCGGATGGACAAGAGACTAAAAGTGGCGAAGATACTCCTGATATTTCAACAATGATAAAGATGGCAGTATTGGATGCTGTAAAGCCGCTTCAAACAGAGTTGGAAAAGTATAAAGCGGGTGATATTGCAAAAACAAGGCTTCAGACTTTGAACGAAAAACTTGCTACGTGTAAAGATGATAATTTTAGGGCACAAACCCTAAAAGATTTTCAGCGCATGCAGTTTGATTCGGACGAAGCGTTTACTGAATACTTAACTGAAAAAGAAACCGCAATTGCCGCAGCTAATCAAAACATTGCTAATGCCGCATTAGGTGGCCACGGAAAGCCCATTTTCGCACAAAAGACGGAGACAGGTATTTCAAAAGGTGTGGCAGAATATGTGGAAAGCAAAAAAACGGAAAGCAAAGAACTTTCTGGGAAAGAAGTTTAATATTTAAAATTAAAACGAATTTAAAATGGCACTTATAATTAGAAGACAGAGTGACAATCGAGTCACAAAATGTATACTTCACCGAATAGCAGATATTCCGGGTGGAGTAACTGTATCGGGAACAAGCTTAGGAGGGGATGCTTTACTTGAAGGTACACCTCTATGTGTTGGTTCAAATGGTATGTACAATGTGGTAAAAACAGGAAGGGTTGTAACTGCTTATGATTCAGGAACAACGTTATATATAGCAAAAGGCCATCACTTCAAGGTGGGGGATAAGATCGCTAATGAGGGAGCTACTATGTATGCCACAATCAATGCAATCAACAAAACAACCAACCCAGACAAGGATGTTATCACACTCGCTTCTGGATTTTCTGGAGCACTTGCCCAAAATGCATTGCTTATTCTAGTAACAGTTACCGATAACAATCCGGTGAATCACGGAGCTGTGGTCCAGGGAGCAATTAGCGCCGTTGATGTTACATCTATAAAAGTGGATAAGGGTCACACTTTAGCAGTTGGGGATTATATAGCAGGTACTGGTACAGATCCAATGACCGGTAAGCTAATTACCAACATTAACAGGGGAAATGATGGTTATGACATCATAACAATCGGTACAGTTAACGCTAAGGCATTAGCAGATAAAGAACCATTAGTAGTTGTAACAGCACTAAATGGAACTACACCTAAAACATTCGCTGTTCCAGCAACTATAACTAAACAACCAAATGCCATCGCTGTAGTTGGAAGCAGCTTAGATGTAATGGCGAATGATAATTTATTTGTTGATGCTTGGCTATCATGTGTTATTAAAGAAGCAAATGCACCTGTAGTTACAGACGCAATAAAAACTGCATTGAAAGGTGTAATTTACATTTAAACCATTAAAAATTAAATAATTATGCAGAAATCATTAATGATAGGGTTGAATGAAAAAGACATGGAAGCTGTTGTACGTATGTACGATTTAAAAGATTTCTATTATCCAACCCTTTTCCCTCTAAAAGAAACCAACTTCCTGACTTGGAAAATGTTAGAAGCTCAGGCAGGTTTAAAAATAGCAGCGGACCTTGTTTCAAGAGGTGCAACAATTCCTAGAAAAACTCGAGAAGCTATCAATAGAATTCAGGGCGATATTCCGAAAATTTCAATTTCTCGCGAGAAATTGGAAGACGAATTGACCGAATATGACATTATGGTGGCAATGGCAGGCAATAACCCTGATTTGAAAGCTTTGGTCGAATTCTGGGCTGAAGATACAAAATATTGTTGGGATGGCGTCGCCGCACGTGCAGAATGGATTGCTTTAAAGCAAATTTCTCTTGGGAAAGTGAAATTTACTAATAGCAATAATGCCGCTATAGTAACGGAATACGATGTGGATTATCAAATACCAGCAACACAAAAAATTGGTGTTGATACTTCATACACATCTGGAACATCTGGTAAACCTTTCACTAAGGACTTCAAAACAGCTTTGCAAATTGGTAAATCCATAGGGGCAAACTATAAGTTCGCTTTTATGAGTTTAGATACATTTACCACATTTGCAAATCAGGAAGAAGTGTACAAGCGTTGCGCTTCGTTTGTTCAAAACATGGCAAACACACAAGATGCACCAAACCTTGAAACGGTAAACGCATATTTGAGTAAGCAAAGTCAAATATTTAAGGGCCTTCAAATTATTGTAATTGATCAGGATATTACACTAGAACTTGCCGACGGAAGTCGTACAACTGCTAATCCTTTCGAAGAAAATGTAATTCTTTTCTCTGAAAGCAAGGTCCTTGGAAATACATATTGGAAGAGGCCTATTGATTTGAAGCTCGAAGGTAGTGCAGCTGTTAAGGCTTTAAACGGGCATACTTTGATTAAAAAGTATTCAGAAGAATCCCCAGTAAAAGAGGTAACAGAAGGAATAGCCAATCTTTTCCCTGCTTGGAATTTGGCTGGCCGCTCTGTACTTATGCAGGTAGATTCAACTTCTTGGACTAAAGTCTAAATTATAGGATATTGATAAAATTACCTATTAGTAATATGATGACAAACAAAGAATATTTGACTAAATTATTGAACGGGTTGAATATTTCAGAAGATGATATAGATATCATTCTCCTGAAAAATTCGCTTAATAGTGATGCATTTTTTGATATTGAAGCATGTGACAGAGCGATATATGACCACATGTCTGTCGTCCTAAAAGGGGCAATGCAAAATATCTCAGAAGGCGGATATTCAGTTTCATGGAATATGGAAGCTGTCAAAATGTTCTATAATTCACTTTGTAATGAATTAGGTCTTGAAAATGTTCTAGTTGGTCGTCCAAAAGTTCGTAACAGGTCAAATTTCTGGTAATGATTAATCAATATCCACATTATTTATTCATAGTTTCTGGGGGTGAATCTTCACAAGATGAAAATGGGAATTGGAATGATTCATCTGTAACTTCAACTCTTCTTTCTATATGTAGAGAAGAAACGAACGGTAGAGGTACAATGATACAAGTAGCAGGTGGTACATTTTATACATTTTCATCTTTAATACAATTACCGAGAGATTGTCCAAAAGTTGAAGAAGGCACAAGCATTTTTGTTGCTGATAATAAGGACGGATCTGGAATTCGAGTAAAAGGTACTGTTTTAAAATTCGATAAAGGGCAATTACATAACCGGATATGGGTATAGAGGCAAAATTTACAATAAAGGATGTTGAAAAAAGATATAACGCTTTTTTAGAACAGATAGTAAAAGCACAAATCAAGCGATTACAAATGCTTGGTGAAATGTGTGTTAGTCATGCGCGCTCTATCCCAGCCTCTATCGGATTCATGGATCAGACAGGTAACTTAAGGTCATCAATTGGCTATGTTGTTTTTGTGGATGGTATATCTGTACATTCTAATTATCAACAAGTAAAAGAAGGATCTGTTGGAGTAAAAACAGGTGAAGCATTAGCTAAAAAAGTTGCTGGAAACATAAAAGGTATTTGTCTCGTAGTAACAGCAGGGATGAATTACGCCCTTTATGTAGAAAGTAAAGGGCGTGATGTTTTAACAAGTGCTGAAAAACTTGCTGAAAAAGAATTGCCTATTATGCTTGAACATTTGATTAGTAATATTAAAAAAGTTGTCGAATGAAAACGACTTTTGATACAGATTCTATACTTTTTTTATTATTAAAAGGATCACCAGTAGATAGCGAAATTACAGGCGGTATTTATGTCGGAGATGACAGACCAGATGATTCTGTAAAAGAAGATATAGTTATCAATAGTATTACTCTGTCTCAAGAATCTTTACCGCAAATAGGAACTTCAAATGTAAATATTTATGTTCCTGACAAAAATGTTAAAATAGGCGGTAAACAGCAGCTCAAAGCTAATCGCGCACGCCTAAAACAATTATCTGAAATTGTTATGAAAACATTGCGAAGTATAAATATAACTGGATTAACAATAATACTCACAAATCAGACAATTTTAGATGAGCCAAGTGTTAATCAACACTTTGTTAATATTAGGATAGACTGGAATATACAAACAATTAATTAAAAACAAACAAATTATGAGTCTAATTACATTAGGATTATCACAAATTAAAGTTGGCGAAGCCTCGTTAGATGGGACAATGCCATCCGTTCTGGTTAAGATCGGTAAAACTTACAAGGATACAGCTAAAATAACACAAGATGCTGCAGATGTGACAGAGCATTTTGAAGAAGGAAAGGCTGCTCCTGAAGTTCGTAAAAAACAAAAAAAGATTCCAAAACTGACTTTCTCAATCATGGATGCCGACGTTTCAACATTAATTAACTATATAGGTGGGATAAATGTTGGGACCGAACAAGCACCTATTTGGGGATTCAACGGTGATGAAATAGTTTCAAACAAGGCTATTTTAGTGGAATCAGAGCAGGGGTTAAATTTTGAAATTCCAAATGCAGATATTGAGGCTGTTATCAATGCTGATATGAGCGCAAAGGGCATTTTCTTAATTGATTTTACTGTTACTCCCATTTCAGTTACAAGTGGAAAAGCTATTAGAGCTTATCCTACGCCTTCATCCCTAACAATAACACCAACTTTCTTAGAATTTACAGCCGCAGCAGATCCAACTGGTAAAACAATAACAGTTTCTTCAGTGGGAGATGTAACATATGCAGCGGCACCATCGGGCGTTGAATGGTTAACTGTTACAAAAGCGGCAAAGGTTGTTACTGTTAAGGTTGTAGAAAATACAAATTCAGAATCACGTACTGCCAATGTAACAATCATTGCAGATGGTAAAACTGTTTATGTCCCTGTTACACAAGCAGGTGCATAATAAATTAGCTAAAATGTTAATTTGACCGAAAGCCCCGAGCAAAAAAACTTTTCGGGGCTTTTTTTAAAAAATACAATTTATAACTATGATCGATGGAATAAAATTGTTAAAAGGAGATTGCTTGGAGTTGATGAGGGATATACCCGATAAGAGTATAGATGCAATCATCTGCGATTTACCATTTGGATCGACTTCTTTAGCGTGGGATATAATTATACCGTTTGAATATCTTTGGAAGGAATACGAAAGGATTATAAAGGATAATGGAGCAATAGTGTTATTCGGGTCGCAACCATTTACAAGTATGCTTATTATGAGTAATCTAAAATGGTTTAAATATGAATGGATATGGAAGAAGAATACTGGTAGCGGATTTGCTACGGCTAAATATATGCCAATGAAATATCATGAACATATACTTGTTTTTGGACGTGGCAGAATAAACTATTATCCAATACCAACAAAAAGAAATAGCGAAGAGTCTATTAATCGTTCAAAGTATGCTATGAATGTTTGTAAGGATAACACAAGCAATCATATACCAATGAAACGATTCAAAACAATATATGATAGTGAAACAAAAAGCCCAGAAAGCGTTTTAGAATTTAAAAGTGTACCAAATGCACGCAACAAAATTCATCCGACGCAGAAGCCAGTAGAACTTATTGAGTATCTAATCAAGACATACACAAATGAAGGAGAGTTTATTTTAGATAACGCTATGGGGAGTGGAACCACTGGAATAGCTTGTATAAATACTAACAGACGATTCGTTGGTATTGAAAAAGATGATAAATATTTCGAGATAGCGAATAATAGAATTAAAAATCATATACAACAATTAAGTATAACCATTTAATATTATAATTCATAACTATGGACACAATTAAAACACTCGAACAAGAAAAATCAGAGTTAAATGCTTTGATTAATAAGGGTGTACATTTTGAGGTTATTGATACAGAGTTTAAAGAGGAAAAAATATTTTTTGGAATATTTAAGAAAAGAATTCCTGTTAAGGTAAATAAAAAATTCAAAATTGAAGAACCAACTCTTGGAACATTAGATCGCCTATCATCTGAATGGATTGAGTTTGCTATAGATGAAGCATCATTAAAATCAGATGATACAATGCAAAAGGCAAGGACAATAGTTAAAAATCAAGCTTTGCGATGTGCAAAGGTAATTGCAATTGCCGTTTTAGGTTCTGATTATTTAATTCCAAAGTGGAGCAAAAATGGTATTGTAAAATATGTCGAGGATAAAAAACAATTAGAATATCTAACCAATTTATTCGCTAGGACTATTAAACCATCGAGTCTTTATCAATTAACAATATTAATAAATGCAATGAGTAATTTAGGGGATTTTTTGAACTCTATTCGATTAATGCTAATAGATCGAAGCACGATGCCGAATCGGATAGAGGAAAACAGCGAGGTTTAAATAGTCCGCATGGCAGAAGAGGCGCCATACTTGCGCACTTCGGTTGGACTTATGATTACCTCATCAATGGCATCCCATGGAATCTCGTTCAAAAGATGATGATTGATGCGCCTAGTTTTGATTTTAATTCTGAAAATAATGATAAAATTGAATTAACAAAAGATAATAGAGAAAGTATAATGAATTATGTTAATAATTTAATTTAAAATGGAAGATATTGATGGTGGGTCCTTGTCTTTTAAGTCTGTTTTAGATAATAAGCAAATTAATGCTGCTGTTGAGGAAACTTTGCGCAGGATTCAAGGGCTTTCAGATGGCACTGTAACAGGCAGTTTGAAAATGGATGCTGCTTTTGATACAACTGCAGATGGGATAAGAAATGCATTAGGCCAAATTGGAGCTGCATGTGAAATGCATGAAAATGAACTGCAGCAACTTGAAGCAAAATATCAAGAGCTTGGGCAGAAGGCAAGCATTGCGTTCAGAGCAGGCCGTGATGAAGAATACAGAGCAATAACCGAACAACAGAATGCCGTAAAGGGGGAGATAACGGTAAGGGAAAGACTTTTACAAGAGCTTCGTAATCAATCGAATGAATTAGAAAAGGTATCGCAAAAGCAAGAGGAAAATAATAAAAAAGCATTAGAGAGCTCAAACGCTCAAGTTTCAATGCGTACTCGGATTAGAGAGTTAAAAGAAGAAATGATGATGCTTGTAGACCAGGGCATTGATGAACAATCAGAAGCATATCAACGATTAAAGATTGAACTTGGTAGATTGACGGATATACAAAATGATGTAATGCAGCAGGGTAAAACACTTGCAAATGACCAACAAAAATTTCAAGGTATTATTTCAGGTTTGTCAGGTTTAGCTGGTGGTTTTTCAGCTGTTACCGGTGCTGTTTCCATGTTTGCAGGAGAAAATGAAGACCTACAAAAGGTCATGACTAAGGTACAATCTGTCATGGCGATTACAATAGGGATGCAACAGGTATCACAGACATTAAATAAAGATTCAGCGTTCCAACTTGTAACTCTAAATAGTTTAAAAACTTGGTGGCGAAATATTGTTGTAAAGGCAACTGCAGCTGAAACCGCAGAAACTATTGCAACCGCTGCTAACACAATAGCAAAACAAGCGAATGCAGCAGCAACTGGAGAATCGGCAGCAGCTGAAACATTAGATACTGCAGGTAAGGCAGCTAACACAGTTGCTGCAACAACTGGGACAGCGGCAAACTTGACACTCGCAGGTGCATTTAGGGCCGTTGGATTAGCTATTAAATCGATTCCGGTATTTGGGTGGATAATTGCTGGTGTCGGAGCTCTGGCAGCTGCAGTTGGTTTATTAACAAGTAAACAGCGTAATGCTAGGAAAGAACAAAAAGAATTCAATAAGGAAATTGTAGAAGGGGCGTATAAACCAATAGGTTCAATTGAACAATTATCAGCAAAATATGCTAGTCTTGGGAATGATTTAAATGCAAAGAAAAAATTTGTTGTTGATAACAAAAAAGCCTTTGAAGAATTAGGTATTGCGGTGAATGATGTCGCGGATGCGGAAAATCTTTTAATTAAAAATAAAGAAACATTTATAGATGCTCAAATAGCTAAAGCAAAAGCGCTTGCTTTAACAGGAAGTAAAGAATATAAAAAGCTATTAGAAGAATCTATAAGATCTCAATTAAAAATTGAAGAAAAAACAACAAAATATAAGGGAAAAACAGGGAAAGAACCAATCATAAAAGAATCCACCGAAGGAACTTATGAGGTTGTTGAAGGGAATAGAGGATTAAGGAAAGCTTATGATAAATTAAATGAATCAAATAAAGAATTAAAAAAACAACTTACTCAATCTATAATGTATTGGGATGAATATGAGAAGAATATTAAGAAAATTGGAGGCCAGACAAATGAAGAGATAAAAGGGACGATAGATTGGTATGATAGAATGATTTCAGAGAGCCAAAGTGCTTTAAATAAAACACTACCTGGCACGGAACAATTTGAAAAAATTAAAAAAGACTTAGATAATTTTAAAAATGAACGTGATAAAATACTCGGGGAAGTATCTCCACAATCAAAAGGTCAAGGGAAAGGTACTAAAGATTTATTTTTAGAAAAATTAGAAACATATAAAAAGGAATACACTAGGTTCAATAAATGGATTAATTCTGAAGATGAAATAATATCAAAAGCTGCTAATACCGAATTTCAGGGCCTTTTGAGAGAAGGTGCCTCTTATATTGATTTTTTAAAAAATCAGCGAAATATTATTCTTTCAATAGGTATTGAAAGTAGAACAAAAGAACAAAATGAACAACTTCGAGTATTAAATGATCAGATAGCAGAGGAAACAAAAAAAACAGTATTAGAATCATTTAACGCCGAGTTATCGAATCAACTCAATAATGCCAAAAGCGCCCTAGAAATTTTAAATATTATTGATAAAAAACGAAAAGAATTAACAGGAGATGAAACTGAATTAGATAAAAAGAAAAAGGAAGCACTTGATGAAGCTGAAAAAAGAGCGATTGATCAAATTGAAGAAGATTATAAAAAATCTTTAGAAGCATATGAAATCTATCAATTTGAAAAATTAAGTGAAGATCAACGATATTTAAAACAAAAAGCAGAACTCGAAAAACAATATACTGAAACTACTGATCCAGTTCAAAAAAAAGTTATCAAGACACAACTTGACACTTTAAATTTAAAACGTAATTTGCAACAAGAACAAAATTACGATGTCTTACTTGAGCAATATAAAAATTACCAGCAACGCATTGCCGATATTTCTGCAGATTATGATGCAAAAATTGCTTTAGCAACAAAAAATAATAATATTGAATTAATAGCGGAATTACAAAAGGCGAGAGAAGCTGCCCTCGGTAGTGAAGCGATGAAAGAAATAGAAAATTCGGATACCTACACTCAATTATTTTCTAATCTTGATAATCTAACAGTCAGTAAGATGATTGAGCTTCGAGATAAATTGGAAGCAGAATGGACAAAATTGAAGTTATCGCCAAAGGAGCTGGAAGCATTAAGGAATAAAATAAACGAAATAAACGAAACTATACGGACAAAAAATCCTTTTGCGGCGCTTGGAGATGCAATAAAAAGATATAATCTAGCGGTTGATGAAACAGCAAAAAAGGATGCTTTAAGTGATGTATTTAAAGGTATAACCGCCTCAATTAATATCGTTAAGGCAACTTTTGATTTAGTTATAAATGGATTAAACGAAATGGGTATTGCAAGTGATGAAGAAAGTCAACAAGTTTTAGATGATATATCTGGAATAATGAATGGTGCATCTTCGCTTGCAATGGGAATTGCAACAGAGAATCCTCTTCAAATTATTCAAGGCTCTATTGATTTAATTACAAATGGCATCGATTTGATTGCTGGTTCAAAAGATCGTGAATTAAATAGGTCTATCAAAGAACATCAGAAAAATATTAAGGAGCTTCAAAAACAATATGAAGAATTAGAACGAGCCGTTGATGAAGCTCTTGGAAGTGAAAAATATAAAGAAACAAAGAATGAATTAAACAATTTAAAAGCACAACAGGCCGAACTAATTGCTATGTCTAAGGCCGAACGAGAAAAGAAAAAATCTGACCAAACAAAGATTGAAGAATATGAAGATAGCATTACTGATAATGCAATAAAAATGTATGAAATTATTGATAATTTACGTGAAGATATAATAGGAGGTACAGCTAGTTCAATAGCTAATGATTTAGGCAATGCCTTTGTTGATGCTTTTGCAGCAGGAGAAAATGCTGTCGATGAATTTAATGATAAAGTAGATGATGTGGTGTCCAATATAATGAGAAAAATGTTAATTCAAAAACTTTTAGAACAACCTATTGGAGCCATAATGGATAAATATACAAAAAAATGGATAGATGATTCGGGGAATTTTATGGGCTTTGATGCTATAATAAGTAGTGCTGGGGCTATGGGAGAAGAGTTAAAAGGAGTTGGATCAGCTTTTGCAGCTGCGATGGAATTATTACCCGACGATATAAAAAAATACTTTACAGAAGAAACAGAAAATAAAGAATCACCTTCATCTTTATCTGGCGCAATTAAAGGGATTTCAGAAGAAACTGCATCAATAATAAGCGGTCAAGTAAACGCAATGCGCATTAATCAGCTTGAAGCAACAGATCTTTTGCGACAACAACTTATGTCTTTATCAATAATAGCAAATAATACTTCTTATAATTATCATTTAACTAAATTAGATCGAATTGTTAGTTTATTAGAGGCGCAGTCAAGTAATTCATTACGCTCTAAAGGCTTAGTTTAAAATAAAAAAATTAAACAATGAGTAAAATATCTAAAGAACTCGCCAAAGAAGCAAAGAAAAAAGGAATATGTGAATCTTGGTATAAAGAATTGCAAACGATTGAAGATAAACGTGAAATGATTGCTATGTACTTAAAAGGCATAGATTTTTGTCTTATGAACGATTATCCTTCAAATGATTATATAAGACTAAATTTTAAAGATATAATAAATGAATTTGGTATCTATTTAGATGATAATTTTAATATTTGTAATATTAAAAAATGTATATTGCTTGGTTTCACAAAAGGTTATATTGAAATCAATAATTTTAATGTATCAGAAATTTTTGTTAAGAATGAATCAATATTAAATATAACTGCAAAGAACAATTCATTTGTTATGATTGATGTATTTGATAATAGCAAAATTACTGTTAAAGCTCAAGATAATGCCAAAGTTTGCATTAATAAGTATGGAAATGCAATTGTTGATATAATAAAAAATGATTTAGCTATAATAAAGATAATAGAAAAAAATAAAAAAACATACTGAAATGGGAACGCTTCAAGTTTTAGATTCAAATTTAGTTCTTCATCTACCTTTTGACGAAAACACTAATTCTTTAATTGCATACGATTATTCTATTTACCGCAATGACGGGCAAATAGTTGGTGCTACATTTGTAGCTGGGAAGATTGGTAATGCAATTAAATTTAATGGAGGCCAAAATACTTGTGAAATTTCACAAAATGTTTTTGATTTATCCGATGAATTTTCAATATTTGTTTGGATTAATCAAAATATTATTTCTGCTGGTAGCCCTAAAAAAATAATATGGTTACTTAATTTTTCTGGGTTTGAAAACTATGTTGAAGTTCCTATTCAAATAAAGCCAGAAAGTTGGGTTTCAGTTGCTATTACAAGAAGCGGAACTATATTTAAATTTTATGTAGATGGAATTCTTATAAAAACAATTAACCATACAGGTACATTAATTGGGTTATCATTAAATCAAGATTATTATGGCGGGCAATATGGTCATGCACAAATAGATGATTTTAAAATATTTAATTCTTTAATATCTAAAACAGACATTGAAGAGTTAATGTCAGAAATAAAACAAATAACTTATTACATAGACGGTATAGATTTTAAAGATTACGGTGTTTACGTATCCGATTCAGAAGGAATAGTTAACCGCCCGAAATTAAAGAATATGGCAACGGTTTCATGGGATAATTATCATGGTGAAAGTGTTGATTTAAATCACAAATTTTATGAATCAAGAGAGATAATATTATCATGTTTTATAAAAGCAAATTCAAAAAGCGAATTTATATCTAAGGTTTCATATTTTGAACAAATATTTGATAAAACTGGTACAAATCGATTAATGATATATGTTAATCCTTATAAGCCTCTTATTTATGAGGTTTATTGTAAAGATGAAATGGCAATTTTAAAAAAGTGGAGTGATGATTTAATGATAGGTACATTTAAACTTAAACTTATTGAACCAGAACCAGTTAAACGCATTTTAAAATATATTAGGAAAGATGAAGCAACAAAAAGGTGTATTATTGAATTTAAAACAATAAAATTAGTTAATATTTATTGGGGTGATGGAACTACCGTTTTTGATGTTTCAGGGGAAAATGTAGATTTATCACATGATTATTTAAAAAATGGGGAATATTTTATTGTATTAACAGGTTGTATTGATGAAATTACAAATTTTGTAACAAATGCCATTATAATATGGAATAAAATTTAATGATAATGGAGCAAATTATAGTAACGAAATTAAATGGCACCACCTATCCTCTTGCAAGTAAACATTCGGCAACTGTTATTAAATCGGCAGTACAGACAATGGAATTACTTGGTAATGATTGTGTTAACATTAATATAGAATCACCATCTCCACAATCTTATAACATCGGCGATAAAATAACTGTTTTTGGTCGTGTTTATAAATTAAATAGATTACCAAAAGTTAAAAAAATAGGAACTCATTCTTTCTCATACGATCTTGAATTTGAAGGGATTCAATATGATTTATTGAGAGCAACTTTTGATTTAACTATTGATACAACAAACAATAGTTTACAAGACGTACAAGCAAATTGTTTAACGGGAGATCTACAACGTTTCGCAACTGTATTAATCGCAAATGCTAACAGGGTATTCCCTTCCAAATGGGTGCTTGGGAATTGTCCACAGCGAGATGCATTAACATTAACTTTTAGTGAATCAGATAATTGTTTATCTGTTTTGCAAAATCTGTGTTCTGAAAAAAATTTTAACTGTGAATTTGAAATAGTACAATCGGCTGGTATTTTTACAATCAATTTTTTAAACAAAATAGGACAAATTTTCCCAATAACATTCGAATTTGGGAAGGGCAAAGGGTTATATTTACTTGAACGACAGAATGTTGATTCATCGAATATTATCACCCGTCTAAAAGTTTATGGTTCAACATCTAATATTACAAAAAAATATAGAGCTGCTCGATTATGTTTACCACTCTGTACTAAAGCTCAATCTTTTATTGAAAAAGAGCAAGCAGTAATGAATTATGGAATTTATGAAGCAACAAAATATTTTGACAATATTAAACCAACTTTTAATGGTTCTGTAACAGGCCTTGTAGAAGGATCGGTGGTAAAGTTTGTGGATTCTAATATGTTTAATTTAAATGAGCTTGAACCAGACGGAGAAACCCCTAAATATTTAATCCCGGGTATTTTTGCAAAAATACATTTTAATACCGGAAATTTAGCGGGTTATGAATTTGAAATTGAGGCGTATGATCATACTTCACATACTTTTTCTCTAAAAATACAGGAGGATGAGAATGGGTTTGAATTTCCCTCGAGTGTTTCAACTGCTTTTCAATTTTCAATTGGCGATGAATATAAAATTCTTGATGTCGCTTTACCAGATGAATATGTGACAGAGGCGGAGAGTAAACTTCTCACAGAAGGCAATACTTATTACGACCAAAATTGTCAACCAAAAGTCCAATATAGTTTAAGTATTTCAAAGGAATATTTAAAACAACAATTTGGTGGAAGTGGTACAACTGTAAATATTTTCCAACCTGGTGATTATATCCCAATTAAAGATTCAGATATTAATGTGGATAAATCCGTAAGGATTAAATCATTTACACGAAATTTATTAGATGAATATGATTATAATTTAACTATTTCAGATACTGTTACAACTAATATAATTAATAAAATAATTTCTGATGTCATTGAACATGATAATATAATTGTAATAAATAATTTAAATGATCCTGCCCGAGCTCGGGCAAGCTGGCGATCCTCAAGAGAAGTACTAGATATGGTTTTTGACGTTGAAGGAGATTATTATTCAGAAAAAATAAAACCAGCTTCTATTGATACCATCGCCTTATCAGTGGGAGCAAAATCCATGCAATTTAGTTTAACAAATACAGTTTTCCAGCCGAATTATAATGCAGACCCAAATTTTATTAAAGTAACTGGCGGGATTTTGACACATTATACAATAGATGAAGATGCTGCAAGAATATGGAATTTAGCTGATAATGAAACAACATTAAACCCCCTTGCAGCTTATTATATTTATGCTAAATGTAGTCGTATAGGGAATAGTGGTAATATTATTTTTTCTACTGCCCAAATAGCAGTTGAATGGGACCAAAATTTTTATCATTTTTTAATTGGCGTCTTAAATTCTGTTGATCCTGATTTGAATGTTAGGTCCATTTCATTAACATATGGTTTTACGATGATAAATGGACGATTTATTAAAACAGGTAGAATTGAAAGTAGTGGTGGAGGTGATACTTACTTTGACTTAGATTCAGGGGTCATTTCTGGGAACATTCACTTTTTATCTGGTGGAGAAGAAATTGATTTATCAACATGGGCTGGAATTACTGATTCAAATATGGCAGCTGCACAAGCAGTTACGGATAAATTTGGAACAACAATTAATGGTGGTCTTATTGAAACCGTTATAATGTCATTGAGAGATATAAATTCGACTGTTGAAACAGCTGGAATATCCGGCATGAGAGGAACAAACAACAAATTACCTGCTTTTTGGACAGGAACTTATAATAATGCCGTCGCAGGAACCGCTGGTATAATCTTTCGGCATGATTCAAGTGGGAAAATAGGTGTATTGCAGGTGGATATTGATGGGAATGTTAAAATTATGGATACTACAGACTCTGATTTGATCAGGATGATGTTTGCGAATGTAAATTTGCCAACTGTATCCACTATTTTAAACACTACTCAATATGGGGAAACGGTCACTAATCCTGCAATTTCTTTATACACTAATGAAATTTATGGATTAGAAAATACAATTTCTGTTACCCAAAACAATTCAAAATTAACTTTCACAGGTAATTTGTTTTTAAAGGCTACGCTTGATACACCTCATAGTTATACATCTGGAGAAGCTTCTGTACAATTAAAGTTATATAAAAATAATAGTTATTTTACAACTATTGGGTTTATTGGAAGATCATTAGATAGTGAAAATTCGGATATTGATGAAGATTTAGATATAAATGTTTCATTAATGGTAGGGAGTGGGACCTATTCATTAAAAATTATTTGTACTTTTTATAATACAATTACATCAAGCCAAGAAGGTGGTTTATCTAATGAATCAATATTAGCATGGAGTTTTTCTCATGAAATAGAACGGATGGAATTTGGATTAGATGGATTTATGGCGTGGTATACAAATACACATTTCCATTTTACTGAATCTAATGGCCTTGATGCGCAAGCGCCAGCGGATAAATGGAATTCACCTGGTGTTTTACTTAGTGCAACTGTGGCTTCTAATGGCGGGTGGACTTCAATATGGGGGGCAAAACAAAGTACATCACCTCCTGTTAGGAATAGTGATGGAAAATACACTGTTTATCATACAGTTGGTCATTCAGATTATCAAGTATTCGCTTCTTCACATTTAGCAAACGCAGCGCATCGTATTCTTTCGAAAAGTAATACAAACTTTGTGATTGAGTGGAGGACAATAGGATCATCACCAGCTCTATTTGATACAACATTTGATTTTATGATTACTGGAAATAATTATTCATGAAGAAGTGATAAAAATAATTAAAAATAGTATTATTTTAAAAAAGAAAAATCATGATACGTAAAGAAAAAAATAAAAATAAATACACAGTTTTCAGTGAAAGCGGTAAAAAAATGGGTACATATAAAACTCAGAAAGAAGCAAAAAAGAGATTACAGCAAGTGGAATATTTTAAACACAAAAAGAAATAATTTTATAAATATTTAAAAGTTATAAAAAATGGAAACAACAATTCTTATTATCATTTCAATTATAGCCGCATGGCTTTTCGGTGATTATAATGCAACTATTTATCTAATGTACTTTGGCGGGCAGAAAAATAAAAGCTTACTAAGAATACCGGAATTGAATAAGAAGTTACATTTCATTAGTTTTTGGCTACGTGTTTGTTGGTGGCTTATCATAAGCTACTTAGCCTTACAGATAACTTTATTGCCTACTGCCATATTTATTATGCTCATAAACGCTGTTTTATTATGGACAGGGTACAATTTAATTTATAATTGGCGGCATGGACATCCATGGTGGTATATTGGGACAAAAGCATCACAAACCAGCTCTTGGATTGATCTACATTTGCAGAAGGCTGTTTATTCTGGGCAAGCCTTTCTAATTCTGCTTACTATTTTCTGTCATGCCATTTATCATGATGCGCAGCGAGGTAATTTTTACATCATTATCATTATCATAATATTTACAGCGATTTTACATTTATTAATTTCATTTCATAAGATAAAAACATAAAGAATATATAAATAATTATTTTACATTACATTTTATCATAATTTATAAGTTATAATAAAGTTATACAATAAATATACATGATACATAAAATTTAAATAATTTTGATTAAAATTAATAATTATGATTACACGTGGAGGTGATATGATAAGTGCCCAGATTGGGAAAATGGGGGCTATTACAAATTTAGTGAATGAAAATTTTTCTCTTGACGATGGACAATGTTTCAATGTCAAGAATGATGGGATACAACCAGTTGCTCTTTATGTGCAACTTGCTGGTATGCAAGATGGAGATTTTATTGAAACCAATTTTGATATTGGATGGAACCCAGAAATCGTTAAAGTAGTGAAACAAACATCATTATCGAATATTAAATTAAAATGGGGGTATTAATATGGGACTTTTAATTGGTGTTGGGGTAACAAGACCACAATTTCCTTATGATTATTATTACGGTATTGAGTGGGATACAACTGTTTCAAATCCAAAACCAACACGTATTGGCAAAGTAGAACTGCATCAGTCGTTACCTATTCAATCACGTATGCGCCGTTGTATTCTAAAGGATGACGGAACGGTGAATTATTACTTGCATGCGAATGATTCAACTTTGCGTGACAATTCAGCGGCGGCAAACCTTGACGGAACGGACGGTCAAGTGATGGTTGAATTGCCGGACATGTACGTTCGATTCGAAATGGAAGGTACAAAACGACGTTGTTTAATGTCCGACCATCAATTGCCGGGATTTATTAAATGGTCAAAAGACTATGTTTCAGCCTATGAAGCAACCGTTGAACGTGCAACAAATAAATTGGCATCGGTTGTTAATACAACAGCGGATTATCGTGGTGGTGGAAACCAGGCCGATTGGGATGCTTTGAGCAAAACACAACTTGGCAAACCCGCAACAGCCATTTCACTTAACAACTTTAGGACATACGCCCGTAATCGCGGTTCTGTATCCTGGAATTGTAATACCTATCAAATTCAACGCAAGTTATTTTGGCTATTTGCGGTTGAATATGCAAACTTCAATTCACAAGATGCCTATAATGCAGCTTTGACGGTCGAAGGATACCGACAAGGCGGACTTGATGCAGGCGTAACCACATTGAACAGTTCGTTATGGAGTGCTTTTAATGGATATTATCCGGTAATTCCGTGCGGACACACAAACAGTTTGGGTAATCGTTCAGGTGTGGTCGATTATGTTATGCCAGCAGAATATGGGACACTGACCGTACAAGTTCCCTCCTATCGTGGTGTTGAAAACCCTTTTGGGCACGTTTGGAAATGGACTGACGGGTGCAAATGTATGATTCAGTCAGACGCAGACGGTGGATTATCTGAATTTTATGTATGTGATAATCCGGCGAACTTCACAAGTTCCGGAACAGCAAATTACCAATTACGTGGCAACTTGTCGCGAACAGACGGTTATGTAAAAGAAGTAATCTTGGGTGAATATGGCGAGATTATGCCCCTGTTGGTCGGGGCTGGTTCAACCACCTATTTTTGCGATTATTTCTATACAAGCATTCCTACAAGTGATGTTTCAGAACGTGGTGTTTTGTTCGGCGGTCATGCGCATTCTGGGGCGATTGCGGGCT